CGTGCGGTCAACCTCGTTCTCATCTCGTAAGAGATGATCAGCGGTTTACGTCGACACCATGCGACTACGATCCTGAAGCTCAGGGGAAAACTAAAGTCGTGAGACGATAGCATCCTGAACTTTGGTGTCCTCATGAGAGGCACTGATTTTACTCTAACCTAAGACGGATAAGGAGCTTATATGATTTCTCAAGAAGACTCTATTCCGTCGGGTGACGAAGCCACTTCGATTGTATGGCTGGAAATCAGCTATACTTTCAAAGCTGCTCCCCCTCATAAGAGGGTACGCGTCCTCGACGCGTGGTTACTCGGTTACTTGGACCACACCTGTGGCCAAAAAGCGTGCTGTGAAGCACTAAGAAGTTCGTTCTTTGACGACTTCCCTTCCTGACGGCCTTGTTAGCCATGTCACCTTAGCTCGGAGTTATTATGCCCTCACAAGATACTTGGACGTCGATTGCTTCTTTAAAACAGAATCAATATTACGGTCGGTATCGAACGTGGGTTAACACTCCAAATTTCGGTGCTCTCCCGAAAGACTCAAAGCCGGTTAACCGGTACGATGACATAGTCCGTCGTTATTCGCAGAGTCTCTACTCCGCAACCAATAACGGTGCTTACATCGTGACGCCCCAATATCTCTATACGGGTACACAGCTTGATTCACTTTGGAACGGCGTCTTCGCCGGGTCAACGTGTTCAGCCCATGTATCTAAAGGAGAGAATGATGCGCTCGTAAAAGTCTTAGGGAATATTGCCGATGCAAAGATCAACATTTCGGTTGCCTTTGCAGAAGCCTCCAAAACGTCCAATTTAATCTATGATACGGCTCGCCGTATCGATAGAGCTTATAGGGCGTTTAGGAGAGGCAACTTTCAGGAAGTTGCGCGACAACTTAACATCACCCCGAAGCGAGTTCATAAGAACTGGCTCGAGTACAAGTACGGCTGGATGCCGTTACTCATGGATGTTAAGGGCTATGCTGAGTTCTTTGCTCAGCAGCATGTCGGAAAGAAGGTCAGGTTTACTGAAAGCTCTAGAGCAAAGTACACGTCTTCAAAAACGTGGACCGAGGTCTATACACCTTTTGGTATCCCACCCACGGCGCTTGTAAGTCATTTCTACAGTTATGAAACTGCAGTGCGTACGAGGTTTTGGTGTGAATTGGACAATCCCCATATGGCCGAGCTACAGCAGCTGGGAGTTACAAACCCGGCTCTTGTAGTATGGGAACTTATCCCTTATAGCTTTGTCTTCGACTGGTTTGTATCTGTCGGAGACTGGCTACAAGGTCTCACAGCCATGCATGGTGTTTCATTGAGACGTAGCATGATGTCTTCGCTTTATGACTTTACCTACACTCGAGTCTACCCTCCGGTAGCTCGTAGCAGTGGGTCAAATAATTATGCGGAGACAGGAGTGATGACGTCTCTTCGGAAGCGCCAGTACGGCCGAGGTGTTCCGTCCTTCAACCCCGCTGACCTACATATGAGAACAACTTCATTAACCAGTCTTTCTTTCCAGAAGCTGGTGACGTCGTTGGCGCTCATCCAAGGCAGCTATCGTGGCAGTAATGCCCGCCTTTAACTTTCCCTTCAACAGGAGTTCACAACTATGGCTGCAGCAGCCGCCCTCACCCTCAAGAACAACGCCGCGGCGAACGTCACATACGATGTCTATTCGGTCAACCCGGATAGCGTTGAATGGACGGAAGCTGGCGCAACGTCGATCTTGGGGACTTCGCGTTTTGTCCTGTCTCGGGTCATCCCGGCAGATAAGACGGCGGGTGTTTACCGCACTCGTGGCAAATTGACGCGTCCCGTGATCAATGGCACGTCTGGTCTTCTCGATGGTACCTTGACGGCTACCTTTGAGATCCTTCGTCCCGCCAAACTCACCGTTGCTGAAGTCGATGAAATTGTGGCCCGCTTCAAAGAAGCGGTCGCCCAAGCCATCGTCAAGACAGCGGCCGAGTCCGGCGCCATTCCTTCTTAACTTTTCGGAGATTTTCCCATGAGTTTTTCAAGCAACTTGAAAACCCTTGTCTCTTTGGCGCAAAGCCTGGAGTCGTTGAGCCACATGCTTTCTTTCGAAGATGTGACCTTGACCGACTACGTCTTTATTGCCGATCAACTTTCAAAGTTGGCGGAGATTCAGGCGAAGTTACAAAACAGGGGAATTATCCTCGAAATCGAGGAGGATGGAGAAGGGCATCCTATCGGCCATCGACTTTACGTCGAAAAACCTGATGGGATGTCAGGGGTTTGTAATCGCTTGGGAGTATCCACTCAGTGGAATGACCCGGCGCATTTCAGCTTCGTTGACACCGAGTCAACGGGCGAACCCCTTTGACCAAACTGAGAGCAAATAAGAAAAAACATGCTCTCTTCGGCTCTCTTAAGAATTCCTTAAGAGATTTTAAGAGTCCCTCTGGGCTCTTGAACCGTGTTGCTACTGATCTGTTTGAGTCACTCAACACACCTATCTCACTTTCATGTGAGATTCTTCTGAGGTACAACGAGTATGAACAGCTTCTCACGAAGTCTGTTAAATTCACTGATTTTAACGATCCTTCCGAAGCTAGGGACAGCTATCAGGCTGTTTCTTTCCTCAAGAAGGTCCCGTTTGAAGTCAGTGGAATCGACCCCGTTGCCGCGGCCAAAAAGAAATTCTTCGAGGCCGAAGAAGCGTGTTTGAGAACTAATCGTCGATTCAGGAAGCTTTGTTCGGGGTCCTTTACCCCGACATTAGTGACGGCCATCATATCGATGGCTGCTAATGAAGTACAAAGAGTCCTGGGTTCGAAGGTTAACTCTCGAGAGTGGCTTTGGGCATGTCGATTTGGCCCGGGTACATTTACGCACTCGGAGGCCAAGGGATTAACATCCCTTTACGATAAGCTGCAGGTCCGTCCTTCCGTGTCGAAAGATATGGTGGACATTGGAGCTCTACTCGTGATGAGTCAGCCCCATTGGGCAAGATCTATAACCGACTCTGAAGATGCTGGGTTTTGGCCCATTATCAACAGAGAGGATCTAGATGTTGTTCCTGGCAACCGTATAACTTTCGTTCCTAAGACCGCCGTAACGCATAGAACGATTGCGATCGAGCCTCTTCTGAACATCTATGCCCAACTTGGGTTAGGTGCAATGATTAGGCGCCGATTAAAGTCCTACTATGGGTTAGACCTAAGTGATCAGGCTCCCAATCAGGAGCTTGCTAAGCTTGGGTCCATAGACGGATCTCTTGCTACAATTGACCTATCAAGTGCCAGCGACACAGTCGCTAAGGAGCTGGTTAGGTTCTTTCTTCCCACCGAGTGGTTTGAAAGACTTGACTCAGTTCGCTCCAAAGTTGGAGTCCTTGACGGTAATTGGTTGCAGTATGAGAAATTCTCCTCAATGGGGAACGGTTTCACATTTGAGCTCGAAACTCTAATTTTTATGAGTCTAGTCTCTTGTGTGAATCGTCATCTGGGACTCGAGCATACCCATGCAAGAGTTTACGGAGACGACATTATTGTAGACCCCTCCGCTTACGACCTTCTCGTTGAGGTACTTTCTTTTTGTGGCTTCAGTGTTAATACACAGAAGTCATTTAAAGATGGTCCTTTTAGAGAGTCATGTGGAAAAGACTACTTTAATGGGTACGATGTCCGTCCCTTTTTCCAAAAAGAGAACCTTTATGAGATTCAACATCTCTTTCGGCTTGCTAACGGTTTGCGCATGCTTGCTCATCGGAGGAATAGCTATTTTGGCTGTTCTCTTCGACTGTTTAAGCCATGGCTTACCGTCGTGCGGTCGATCCCTCGTTCAGTGGCTCTACACCTTAGGGTTCCCTGCCATGCAGGAGATTCCGACGGAATAAAAAGCAACTGGGATGAGTCCCAGACTTCAGCCTTTCTCATCTCTAACAGAGATGGGTGGGAGGGGGTTTCGGGTCTAAGGTTCCAGTCTACGCCATTACAGGCTACCCCGGCACTTAACATGCTGGGGGGTATAGCTGCACAGCTGTATCGACTGAAGGGCGGTTGTGATACTGGGCTCTTCGATGAGCAATCTGCTCCGACTTCTCCTAGAGTCGGACGTGGTTCCAGTCACAAGTTAGTAGCCAGGGCTTTCTACGGCCCTTGGACCGACTTCGGAAACTGGTGTTTGTGACACCAAGACCGAGGTATGACTGTCT